CTTTCTTTGGGTCTACACTCATGCCGTTGCTTAGGAGGAACGCTTCAAATTCTGATCGAGCATCAGCCGTGAACGGCATACTCTGGTTTTTACTGGGTCGGGATACGTTTATTGCCATGGGTCTTTTTCCGCTTGCTTTTCATTAAGAGCTGTGTACCATAGTGCAAACATTTGGACAACACAAGGGAAAGCAACATGGGATTGATAGCAAGTAGTAGTGGTGGTGGTGAATTCGAGGCGGTGCCAATCGGCACGCATCGAGCAATTTGTTACAAGCTGGCGGACGCCGGGACTCGCGAAGAGAAGTTCAAGGACGAGGAACCAAAGAAGCGTCACACCGTTTTTATTTTCTGGGAATTGCCGGATCTTCGTACCTCCAAGGACCAGCCGTTCAGCATCTTTAAACAGTACACGTTGTCGTTAAACGAGAACTCTGCGCTGCATAAAGACTTGAAGTCTTGGCGTGGTAAAAGCTTTACCGAAGCAGAGTTGAAGTCATTCGACATGGCCAACATTCTTGGCGTGAACTGCGACCTTGAGGTTGAGCACACTGCCGGTGGTCGAGCCAAGATTGTTTCAATCTTTAAACCAGATGGCGGCGCGAAGAAAGTTGCGACGGTCAACGATCAAGTCATGTTCGACCTTGAAGATTACTGCAAAGAATTTTCGGGCGAGTCCTGCGATGAGAGCAAAAACGCCTGTGATATTTTTGCGGACCTGCCAGCGTTTTTGTGCGAAATGATTGAGGGGTCTTATGAGCTGGCGGCAGCTTACTCTAAAAGCCGAAAGGCTGAGGCGGGTGAAAGCAAAGGCGGCTTGGCTGCGATGTCTTCAGCAAAGAAGACGGTTCCGGTCGAAGATTTCGAAGACGACGAGATTCCGTTTTAATGGACGCTCGCAGAATGCTTGCCCGGCTTGAAAGGGCTTTAACTGAGCAGAAGGTGTCAGTCACTGAGTTTTTGTATCAGCACAACTTGGCACCTTCTACTTTCTATAAAATCAAAAAAGAAAAACAGTGTACGCCCAAGCAGAACAAGCTTTACTTGAGCGCTTTGAAAAAGTTTGAACCAAGTTTGTCTGAAACCATCACCGTGACGGTCGAAGATGTCGTCAACTCACCTAGCCATTACAAGGTCGGTGGGGTCGAGTGCATCGACGTGATGGTTCAGCTTTACGGTTTGAAGCGCGTTCAGGAATACGCTGAGATAGCAGCATTTAAGTACGCATGGCGTGAAGGGAGGAAAGGTGATAGTAGGACTGATAAGAGAAAAAAAATATGGTACACACGTTTTGCGATGGGCGACGATCCTCGCAGGTCTTCTGATGTTTAAGGAGATGAGTCTTTCACGCTTCACCGGCTGGGCCGTTGTCACCGCTTTTGCGAGTGGCATCGTGCTTGGCGTAATGATGTTTTAGGAGAGTGTATGCCAGATTTTAAACCGGGTATTTACGAGGATCTCGATTACCCAGCCTATGCCGCAATTACGGTTGACGGCCAGAGAGCGTGGCGGTCGCATGACCTCACCTCTCTGATCAAGTGCCCGTATACTTGGAAGAATGCCAAGCCGTTTAACGAATCACCGGCCTTGCTTGAGGGCCGTGTTCAGCACACGGTCTTCTTGGAGCATCACAAATTCGATGATGAGTTTGCGATTGATCCCGGCTTCGACAAGCGCACTAAAGCAGGCAAAGAAGGATACGAGGACTGGACCTCTGGGCTGAACGGACGCACACCTTGCAAGCAAGCCCTCTATGATATCTGTATGGAGCGGCGTGAAGTTTTAGCAGACTTCATACCGAAGCCAGAGCACAAGGTTGAACTGACTTTGGTTTTTGAATTTTGCGGACAGCCCTGCAAGGGCAAGCTTGATTGGTATACAGGGACCGACATCTGGGATTTGAAGACCTGCCGCGATGCCTCACCGCGTGGCTTTAAAAACGCCGTGAACTCCTTCAGGTATTACCAGCAGGCAGCGTTTTATCTCGCCGCTGCGGAGTACCTTGGCATAGCTTGTGACAAGTTTTATTTCTTGGCGCAAGAAAAGGCGCACCCATACCCGTATGGCGTTTACACGCTGACTGAAGAGGCTGTGCAGTATGGTCATGCCAAGAACCAGCAAGCGCTTGAGATTGGCTTGAGGTGTGAGCGAACCAACGACTACCGACCTTTTGATAACGGCTTGATCACGGAGTTTAATCTTAGTGATCTCTGGTAAGGATTTGGAACGGGAGCAGAAGTGGGCGGACGATAAAAAGTATTACGCTGCCCGATCTGCATGGAAGCGCAGGCACCAGTTGGTCGAGGGCAAAGGCTACACTTGGGGCCAGTGGTTCCAGCGAATGTTTGGTGAGAAGCTGACTGACTATGCTGCTCGAAAGGCCAAAGAAAAATCAGAGGCCCTTTAGCTCCTCGCTGGCAAGCTTCCCGGTTTCCCGATTGAACTTCATCGCAAGGTAGTCATGTATTCGGCTAAGCTCATAAGCTCGAAGATCCTCGTCCGTCTCATCAACAATTTTGTCGAGCATCTTCAACACTCGCAAGGTGGGGATGTTTGATTGTCTTTCCATGTCGTAATCCTAATTTAAATTGCAGGCAAAAAAAAGCGGCCTAAGCCGCTTCCTCTATTTTACGCTGCTCGCGTCGATGGCTTTCTTCTAAGATGAGTTGGTCTTGATATAAACCAGCTTTGCTTTCCAAATAATTTGGCAATTCAATACCGTGTACTTCGCAAAGCTCGATAGTGCGCTCGGCAACCTCAAGGCTTGCCGTATCATAAACAACTCTATCAATATCGACCCGACCCCTTGAACGAACCTCCGACATTTTATGCTCTGCGCTGAGAAGGTTAGCCATGATGCAAGCAATATTTTCGGCTTGGCTCTTTTCAATTGTTTTAAAATTTTCCATTTCGTTTCTCCTCCCGGCGGCTTACGCCGCTTCCTGTTCTGCTATTAATTTCAAACACCGTTTGCAATTGATGCTGTAAACTGACGCGCCCTCAACTTCGTAGCCATCTTGATAGCTCGGGACATTAGGACCGCAAAGCAAAACTTCACTACCGTCATCTTGCTGCTCCCAGCCGTGGACTTTTGAAACTGCACCAAGTCGATCCTCACAATCACCTATCCATCTCTGCCAAAATACTGCTTCCATTTTTTCTCTCCTCAATGTTTTGGGTTTCGGCCTAACGGCCTCATCAGTACCAGTCCCTAACTGGTAGACCCGAAGGCGGTGATTAAGCCGCCCGTTCTGATTCCTGATCACTTAAACGAATTTTTAGTTCTTTTATTTTTTCCTCGGTAAACCAACTAAAGCGTGGGGCTTCAATGCCGAACTCATCAAACAATGCGCGAATCGCCAAACCTTCATTTAACTGACAGTTCCAATATTCGTCTCTTGTATTGTCATTTTTGAGGCTCAGCTTTGCGACAGCTTTGTACAAACTGGCATCTGCTAAAAGGTCGTTGATTCGCTTTACCGCTTTCTTACTAATTGTTGTCATGTGTATTTCTCCTTAATTAATTTTTTACCTCAACCTCAAGACAAAGAATATCAGTTACCGTGTCGATGTACAACACTTTGCAACAATTAAATTGCTTGCATTAACAATAAATTTGTGCTCAAAAAAAAGCGGCCTAAGCCGCTCTTAATGCTTTGTTGATTGCTGCAACAGTGTTTTTGGTTTTCGGGTCATGCACTAAAGACTTAACCAGACGATCACCAATTTTTGAATAAAGATGCACCGAACCAGCTCCGTGAACACTTGAGTTAAAGATGCGGCCTGTAAGACTGTCGTCCGAAACTTTGAAGGAGTGGTAACCGACAAACACATCCTCATCGAACGTATCTTTTAAAGGCTCCCCATCCAAGTCGTAGACCCTTAACCAAGTGCTCTCGTTGACCCCTTCGTTCCAGCCGGAACCGATAGAGTCATGACCGCCTTCCCAAGTCCAAGTGCTTGCTTCATTGATTTTTACTGCTTCCATCTTCTCTCTCCTTAATTAATTTTTTACCTCAACCTCAAGACAAAGATTAGCAGCTACCGTGTCGTTGTACAACAGTTTGTAATGAATTAAATTGCTTGCATTAACAATAAATTTGTGCGCAAAAAAAAGCGGCCTAAGCCGCTCTTTCAATTTTCTCGACGTTTCAGTTCCATGAAACAGTAATTGATTTCGTCCTGATATTGTCCTGACTTGATGTTGTCAGGCAATGCCTGAATCGCGGATCGACAATCATCGATGACGTACCGAAGCGATTCAATGGACCGGGTTTTGCACAGCTTTATGTAATCGCTGTGCCAGTTGCCGTTAGAGCTGATCATCACGCCACCTCCTCATCTTCTGCGTAGTGCGCCACTGCCTTTGAGGGGCGCTTGTAAAATCCAAACTTTGGATCATCCTTGCTTGGCTCAAGCGTTGCGGTAAACTCAACAACGTCGCCCTTGCTGACGCGACTAATCGAGCTGGGGACTGTGCCGAACACCTTAAATCCAGAGTCGTCCTTTACCAGCATTTTGTAAACAAGCGTGTTGTAGGCATATCCATCGACGGTCTTGGTCATCAAGACTTTGCCTTTGACTGCGACTCGACCAGTCGGAACGGGTGCTGCGCTCTCGGCTTCTGCCGCCCACTTAGCCTCTAACTCGGCCTTTCGTGCATCACGCTCGGCGTTACGCTTTGCCGACGCTGCTACTCGCTTCGCTTCCAAAGCCTCGCGCTTCTCAGCAGACTTGGCTCTAGCCTTTGCTCGCGCCTCGGGGGAGGTGCTGTAAACAGCCACACCACTTCCTTCGCACTTAAAACAAACACCGTTCATGTGATAAGCAAAATACGAAATGTAACCCTTGCCTGTTGAGCACTTGGGGCAATCTTCAATATATTTAGCCATCTTGTTTCTCCTTAATTAATTTTTTAACCTCAACCTCAAGACCAAGATTACACTCTTCCGTGTCGTTGTACAACACTTTGCAACAATTAATTTAGGTACGTCTTGCGCCCAAATTCTTGTGGATAATGCTGGTAACCGTCCGATCGGTTATGCCTGCATAGATCCCAATCCGCCGGGCTGACCAGCCTCTGCCATGCCGGTCGATGACGTTTTCTTCAAGCTCAGCTCTCGTATTAAACCGACCAGTGGTTAACGGCCTGCCCCTCTTGACAGGCTTGGTGAATGGCGCGTGAATCATTTT